GCATTACCCTCTTTTCGGGCTTCAGTTGTAATGTTTTTAGACTTAGCAACTACATCTTTAACTGCATCTGCTTTTCCTTGTTCATAAAAGTGTTGTGCTATAGTATCTGCGTTTCGCGCAGCATACATGGCTTTATGATAACCTTTTGGATCTTTTAAACTACCATCGTCTGCTAAGAACTTCGTAACAAAATGGGTTATGTCTAATTGATTTTCAACTACATCGCTTGGATTTTTAACACCATATCTAAATTTCTTTTCTCCTAAATCAAAATCGAAACCTTCGAAATCTTTATTAAAAGTGTCTTTAGTTATGCGTTCAAATTCTGCACGCTGTTTGGTTCTCAATATTTCATCTTCATTATATCTATTAAAAAAGTCAACAGCTTTTTTTTGATCAGGATTAACGGTTGATTTCAACTTGATTTCATCGTAATACTTATCCTTAAGACCATCTAAATAGCTTTTAGCTTTTCCAATTTCTTCTTTATACGCTAGTTTCTTTTTTCTAACTTCGCGTTCTTCGTCTACCTCTTCATCATATTTAAAATTATCTTCTAATAAAAAGTTAACTTCATCATAATCTAAGTGTGGACGTGTGTTTTTATAATATTCTCTAAGCAAAGTACTATTATCAACATTTGAGTAGTCAGCATTTAATCTAACATAATCTTCAATTGTAGAACCAGGTACTTCATCCATAAAAGAAACTAGCTTTTCAATGTTTTCAGGTAAAGGTTTACCCAATACCTTTTGATCTCTTACAGCTTCTTTTACTTCTTTTTGTATTTCTTTAGTATTTATTTCTGAGTCTGATATTTCTTTAATAACATTCTCAACGGGTTTTTTGTCTCCTTGTCCCACTGCTTGCAATTCCACCTTGGATCCTTCTTTGAGTAACACGCTTTCCTCTGAGCTTTGCTTTTGAACGGCATCTAAATCTATTTTTATTGGTTCTTCTTTTTTATTAACTGCAGCAAAATCCATTTTAACGGTTTCTTCTGGTACAATTAATTTTTTAGGTATTTTCTTTTTTACTTTAAAATCACCTTCCTGTTTAACAGGTTCTTTTACTTTTGTTTCTTTTGACATAATATAATATAATTAAAAATTGATAATTCTTTATCTAGGATTAAATTGCTCTAGTCCAAACCCTCCTAAGCCATCAAACCCAGCGGATTCAAAGTCTTGAGGTAAAGTGTTGTTTTGTCTTTGATTTATTAATTGAGATTCTTGTGTTCCTTGTTTTTGTATTCTACTATCTTTTCTATCTTCAATCTCTTGTTCTTTTTGAGTTTCGCCTTTAGCTTTCATTTGAGCTAATTGCATATTGTAACTAAACTCTTCCGCCATTAGTTCTTTTTTAACTTTAGCTTCTTGAAGCATTTTATTTATTTCAAACTGTATTTTCGCTTGTTCTATTTGTATAGTTGTTTCTGCTAAAGCTTGTTGTTTTTGCATTTCTGCCTCAATAGCTTGTTGAGCTGCTTGAGAGTTTGCTTGAGCTTGAGCCTGTATATTAGCTTGCTGATTAGCCTGATCTTTAGCTGCTTTAGCTTTTCTTTTTTGTTTTAATAAAGCGTTTGCTAGTTTTATATTTTTAACTTGACGAATATCAATAGCATCATCTAAATCAATACCACCAGAAGCAAGTGCTGTCTGTATGTTTTGTTCTAGTTGCGCTTTCATTTCATCGTCTGGTTCTAATTCTAAAAATATACCAAAGTCCATCAAAGTTTTTTCTTGCAACTCTTCTAGTGTTCCAGTATTATAAGATGATATTGAATCTATTAAAGCGGCTCTAGTTAAAGGATAGTCTAAGGCATCTGCTATTCTCAACGCTATATTTTCGCATGTTCTTAAGGTAAGGTATAAACCACCTTGCATAACATGTCTTAACGCTGTGTTAGAGTTTGCAGCTGCCATTTTTTGTAATCCTACTAATGCGTTTGCGTCTGGAGTACTAGCATCTGTTGCTTCGTTTAATCCAGTTACGTCTCTTATCATCTGTAAGTAGTACTGATATGTTTGTATTAATGAACCTATTTTTGCGTTACCTGAAGAAGTTTGAAGTTCTTGAATAGGAACTTTNCCTCTATTNGGATCTCCTTCTTGAGTCATAGANCTACCTACAATACTACCAGTTTGGAAGTACATATTAAGAGCCTCTTGAGCGTTATAATTAGTTCCATTACCTANGTCTACTTCAGCTAAACCATCAACGTCTACAAAAACACCNTCTGGAACCATTCTAGATAACACTTGNTGTAGCTTTAAATGAGTTAACTGAATCATGTCAGCAAAACCNGTTATTCTACTAACAGTTGACTCTATCATACCTTTNTACATTCTAGGAGCACATATAGAGTAATTCATGTTAACCTTAGTGACGTTNGCATTAGGTCTTGTCATNTTTTCTGACAACTTCCACTCTAGCATCATTTCATGGCCTAATATTTTAGCGCCAGTATATAAAACCTCTATAGCTCTACCAACTCTTTCAAAGTTGTCACTTTCAGGTGGATTAAATGTGTCTGGCTTTTCTAAAGCTTTTTCTAAACCTTGATCAGTTTGTTTTATTTTAAAAACTTGATTAGTATAAGTTTTGTATTCAAAATACAATACTTGAACTTGGTTGTAAGAATCTTGTTGCGCGTAAAAATTTCTAGTATAATTTACATCACCAGGAAACTTTTCTATTTCTTTTAATTCTTCATCCGTTAAACCAGGAAATTGTTTCTTAAGTTCTACTAAACTTATAGACTTAACTTCACCAGCGTAGTATATATCATCAAAGTTAGGATCTTCTGTATAAGAATAAACTAAATTAGATGGATCAACATAGTTTAAAGTAACACCGTTGGATAAGTTAAAATCTGTTTTAACAGCACTTATGCCTATAATGGTAAGATCAGCTATTAATCTTCTTTTTATTAATTCGTATTTGTTAGCTGCTAATACGTTTTCAATAGCTTCTTCTTCTGCTATTTCTATAGACTGCTTATATGATAACTGCATATGAAGGTCTAATTCATCTTGAGATTCTGGTATATTATTAGGGTCATTACTATTAAAGAAATTCATACCCGTAGCGTCGTTTGTTGCTTGGATTATTTCTTTAGCATACATATCTCTCATTATAGCGTCTGCATACTTTGTTCTTTGCTTTAAAGATTCTGGATCTTGAGCATAAGCTTTTATGTCAAATATTTTCTGAGACATACCGTTAACTATAATATCAACAAATTTTGGTATAATAGGAACTGGTTTCCAGTCTAAATTTAAATAAGACAAATCGCCATTAATAGACAATTCATCTTTATATTTTTGAACAGGCTGTTCACCTCTAGCATAAAGTCTTAGTCTATGAAAATTTAACCAACTGTTTTGGTATCTATTTCCCATGCCACCTCTGTCTCCTGAGAACCATTCGCCTTCAATAGCACGAGCTACAGCGTAACCGTACTCATAACCTTGCTTCTCTTCGTCTGATACTACTTGACTTGGAAATGAACCTACGTAATTAGTATAAATCATTTATTATATTATTTTTGAACTAAATCCTTCGTTATTATATTTCTTAAAACCTAATGGTTTTGTTTCTAATTTTCTTTTAAAAATTGGATTATATTTGTTTTTGTTACAAGCCATTATAGCTAAACCAGAACTAATTGACGCATCATGCTTTGTTCTGTTATTTATATCAAATCTAGCCCAATCATTTAATGTTCTTTGAAAATAAACATCACCATATGATTCTCCTAAATTTCCAACATAAGTTTCTATGTAAGATTCAATTGCCGCAGCGTGAGCTTGTTTAATGTCTTCACTAGAGTTAGGTATTCCGCCAATTTCTCTTTCTGTTACAGATAACTTTGCTATAGCTTTGTCTGGTCTGTTCATAGAAAAACCTCTATAACCTCTTCTTTTAAAATAATATAAAAGTCTTGGTTTGTTGTTTTCAGCTAATATTGGCATGCCATAAAAAATACAGGCCATTAAAACATCTTCAAAAAATATTTCTGCTGTTTGTGGTCTAGCTATGTACTCTAAAAAAAAGCTATTCATAGGAGCGTTTTCCATAGAAAACTTAGTTAAACCGTGTAGTGATCCGTTAGAACCACGAGAATCAACCGTACCTGATATATCATAGCTATCACAACCAAAAGCACCCATGTGTTCATTAGCAGGATATTTTAATCCGTTTTTTAATATTAATCTATTTTGTAATTGAATAGGTGGTATCCAAGAGATTTTAAATCTTCCATCTTTGTTTGGAACAAACATAACACCGTTTGGGCTATCTTTTATTCCATTGTGCCAATTAAAAGAACCTGTTGTTATTAACGATTCACTTTTGCAGTCTTCATTAAAATCAATTTGTTCATATATTCTAGTTAGATTAAATATAGATTGTTTAGCTTCATCTCTAAAAGCATGTTGCTCAGTTCTTGGAAACTGTCTATAAAATTCATTTAAACCATCTTGATCTTTCTTAAGACCATCTACTTCGTTTTGCCAATATTCTATTACACCTTTTCTTATTTGTTGACCATGAGGTCCAAAGGTATCTTTTTTTGGAGTGTCGAAGACAGGTATTCCATAAGAATTAATGTATCCTTCGTAGTTCCATTCCATAGGTATGAATAAAGAATATAATCCTGAACGAGTTTGTCCATTGGCATTTCTTTCGTTAACATCTGAGTCATAATATAATTTTTTGAAGTTATCACCACCTTTGTCTAAGGCGTTAGATGTACTTCCCATCATACACTTACCAATTATTTTACTACCTAATCTAAGGGTGGTTTTCGTAACACGCCAGTTGTTGAGGATGTTGTTGGGCCTTTCCCATTTCCCTGATTCATCGTGGACGAGGAGCTTGAGCTTTTCACCATCGTAGGAGTTGTCACCGGTGTTCTTCCAATCGATCGTGGTGTCCAAACCGGTAATTTCTTTAAGGGTTTCATTGGAATCAAGTTTTCTACGGGTAAATTTGGAGGCAGGGACTCTGTAGGCAAGTTCGGTCTTAGGCCTGTCCATCCCGTCCTGTATTGGTTTGAAAAAGAAGGGATAATTGACGGAAATTGGTACGACCTTATCTGTGAACATCTTCTTAGCATCGGGACCAGATTTGGACAATATTCCAAACCGTGAATCTGTTGATATTGTAGCAAGGTTGACCGATTCAGCTGAGGACATAAATGAAAATCCTGACCTACGGTTTTTAAGATAACACATTCCATAACACCTGGTATCTGCTTTACAAGCTTCCCAGAAAATGTAGAATAATCTATTTGATTCCCTAAAGTCTGGTTGCCCAACATCAATCTTGGACCACTGCAGGTACATATAATGAGTGCCAGTAATATAAGTAGGACTACCTTGGTTATAGAACCAAAAACCTTCTTCACGTTTAATAAATTCTTTGTCAATATAGTCATACCATTTTTCTTTAAATTCTGCTGGATACTCTTCCCAATCAAATACTGATTTTATTCTATTTAATTCTTTAGGATAAGCGGTGTGACTCCATTTGTTTTCTTCAAATTTAGTAACATCTTGTTGTTTAGGCAAAGCTATTTTTAGGTTTTGTATTTCATATATTTCACCTATTTCACCTGTTTTACTTATAACTATGACATCATGGTCTTCGTTATATCCATACTCCCATTTTTTATACCTATTGTTTCTTTTTAAAACTTTAGGTTTAATGTGGTCTTTTAATACTTTATATAGAGTTTGCTCGT